CGTTCCTCTCCCCGAAACGGTCATGACGAAGCCGCCAAGCCCCTTTGAGAAGCCATGACAAGCCCTGTGAAGCCCAAGAAGGTCAAGGGTGATGTCCCGACACGAGGGGCAACTAAAAAACCGCTTATAGGGGCTGTAAAGCCTCGTATTCACACGCCTTTCTTAAAAACAGCTAGTAGATTGCCTGAAGTCATTAAGTTTTTAGAAACTATCAATGTGAAATTGCTACCTTGGCAAGAGTTTGTACTTGAGGACATGTTGCGCGTTAACAAGGAAGGTAATTTTCAAAGACGAACGAACTTATTGGTCACGCCGAGACAAAACGGTAAGACTGAACTTGCAAAAGTCATGATCTTGGCGCATATGTTCGTTTTCAACTCAAAGAACATAATTGGGCTTTCGTCTAACCGATCTATGGCATTTGATGTGTTTAGAGCTGTGGCAAACACAATTGAGGAAAATGATGTGTTACTACAAAAGACGAAAGCCATTAGATACACAAATGGTCAAGAATCAATTACATTAACCGATAACACTCGTTACGAGATTGTTGCAGCAACTCGCGACGGAAGCCGCGGAAAGCACGCCGATCTGTTATTCATTGATGAGTTACGCGAAATCTCAGTTGAGGGATTTCAGGCAGCTGTTCCAACTACGAGAGCGCGTCCCAACGCAATGAGTCTTTATTGCTCAAATGCGGGAGACGCGTTTAGTACGGTGCTAAATGATCTGCGTACTAAGGCAATGGAGTATCCAAGCCCTACATTTGGATTTTATGAATACTCAGCACCAATGTCTATTAGACAAAACTTACATGATCGTAAATTATGGGCAATAAGCAATCCTGCTCTTGGACATACGATTACAGAACAAGCCATTGAGGAAAGCATTGCAACAAACTCTATTGAAGCTACTTTGACTGAAACTTTTTCCGTTTGGATTGATTCACAGGTAAGTCCTTGGACATTTGGCAGTATAGAAGCTTGCAGTAATTCTGACCTAATATTGCCAGTTGGTGCAATGACGGTTTTTGCATTTGATGTAAGTCCGTCAAAAAGAACAGGAAGCCTTGTTGCCGCCCAATTAGTTGACGGTAAAATTGGCGTGGGAGTTATGGAAACTTTTAGTTCTGAAATTGCTATTGATGAACTAAAAATGACCCAAGCAATACATGACTGGGCTTTAAAGTACAGACCGACCTTTATAGCTTACGATAAGTACGCTACCGCTTCTATTGCTCAAAAACTAGAACAACAGAATCACAAATTGGTTGATATTTCAGGACAGGCGTTTTATCAGGCATGTGGGGAATTGGCTGATTGTTTAACAAATAATCGCCTTGTTCATCAAGGTCAGGAATCTTGGGTTCAATCAATGAACAATTGCGCAAGTAAACAAAACGATAGCGGCTGGAGAATTATCCGCAGAAAATCAGCTGGAGATGTTACAGCCAGTATTGCAACAGCTATGTGCGTTCATTTATTAAGTAAACCAATTTCCGTTCCAATGATCTACGCATGACGGTTAAAAGTGATATAATTCTCTAATGGGATTTTTCCGCGATTTAGTGGGCTTAACACCAAAAACAGATATTTCGGCACAACTAGCCCCTGCTGTTATGGGCGACCCTTTTAATTATTACACACCACTTTCTGCATTTACAATTGATCGTGCTGAAGCTATTACAGTTCCAAGTTGTCAACAAGCAAGAAATATTATTTGTGGAATTATCAGCGGCATGGAACTTTCTACATATTCAAAAGCAACTGGCGAAGAAATACCTAATCTACCTTGGGTAAATCAATTAGAAAGAAACGCGCCAAACAATGTAACCCTTAGCTGGATTGTTGATTCATTACTTTGGTATTCAGTAGCTTATTTAAGAATAGTTGAACAATATCAAGACGATAATAGACCTTCAAGATTTGAGTATGTTAGAAACTCAAGGGTTACAGTTGAGTTAAATAAAGATAATACTTATGTTGACGCATATTTTGTTGACGGCAATTTAACACCAATGTCAGGAATTGGCAGTTTAGTTACTATACAACTTGGTAAAGACCCACTTCTTACTTCAGGCGCAAGAATATTAAAATCAGCCGTTGACTTAGAAAGAGCTGTCTCAGTTGCTTCAGCCACACCGCAACCAGCTGGAATATTAAAAAATAATGGTTCCGACATGGGCGAAAAGGAAGTTGCTGGATTATTAGCAGCTTGGCGACGCGCTAGAGAAACAAGATCAACTGCATATTTAACTGCAAGTTTAGAATATCAACCAACAGCATTTTCACCTAAAGACATGATGTATGTGGACGCTTTACAAAATATGAGTGCGCAGATCGCAAGATTATTTAACATTGACGCATTTTATTTAAATTGCGATATGAACAATAGTATGGTTTATCAAAATATCCTTGACAACCGTCGCCAGCTCGTTAGTTTTACGCTTGCGCCTTATATCCAAGCGATTGAAAAAAGGTTCAGTATGGACGATCTTTCAAGTTCAACACAGGAAATCCGTTTTGATATTGATTCAGGTTTCTTGCGTTCTGACCCAATGGAAAGACTTGCAGTAATTGAAAAGATGTTACAACTAGAACTAATCACTGTTGAACAAGCGAGAGAAATGGAAGAATTAAGCCCAAATGGAAATAATTAATTTTAGTGCAGATTTAGAGGCTTCAGAATCTCGGAGAATTATCGCTGGCAAAATTGCGCCATACGGTGATGAGATTGGTAATACCTCAGCTGGCAAAGTAATTTTTGAAGCAAACTCAATTCAAATAGATGACCCTAAAAATGTTAAATTGCTTTTAGAGCATGACCCAAAACAACCAATTGGTCGTATGAAAAATGTAACCGAGGATTCAACTGGAATCTTTGCTGAGTTTAAAGTTTCTAATACAACACGCGGTACAGATAGTTTGATTGAGGCGAGTGAAAACTTGCGCAGCGGTCTGTCTGTTGGTGTGGAAGTTATTAAAGGAAAAAACAAAGACGGAGTTTATCGCGTAACGGCGGCTCGTCTAATTGAAGTTTCGCTAGTACAGGCAGCTGCGTTCAAAACAGCTGAAGTAACCAGCGTTGCTGCGTCTGAAAATACAGAGGCAGTTTCAACCGAAACCAAAACAGAAATAGAGGAAATTGTGGAAAACACAACAACCGATACACCTGTTGCGACCGAGGTAGTAGAAACCCCAGCGGTTGAAGCTTCTCGCCCAACAGTAACCGCGGCGGTTTACACAAAGCCACGCGTTGCACCAATGACTTCAGGACAATATCTTGAGGCAAGTATCAAAGCTGCAATGGGTGATGAGAACGCTCGTCAAACAATTCTTGCAACAGATGATACAACTACAAACACTGGTCTTACACTTGCACCACACCTAACTGAGTTCATTACTAACACATTAGATGTTAGACCGTCAGTTGATGCAGTATCTCGTGGCGCACTTCCAACTTCAGGCATGTCATTTACAATTCCTAAGTTAACAACAGCGCCAACAATTGATTCAAACTCAACAGAGGGCGAAGCACTTGGTGGAACTGAAATGGCTTCAGGATATATCACCGTTGATGTTAAAAAAGCAGCGGGATTACAAACGATTTCTTGGGAGTTACTAGACAGATCATCTCCAATTTTTTACGACGAGTTAATTCGTGAATTAAATCGTGCATATGCTAAAGCAACAGACGAAGCAATGTTTACACAATTTGTTACAACTGGAACTGCGGGAACAGCTGTTGCAACTGCCGACGCAGACGGACTGCAATCATTTATTGCAACTGAGGCTGCCGCTGCGTATGCTGCAACAGGTGGTTTTGCAACTAACCTAGTTTCAAATAGCTCATGGTGGTCTGTACTGCTTGGTGCGCAAGATTCAACAAAGCGTCCAATTTACGCAGCTGCTAATCCAGTTAACAATGCTGGTATTGCTTCACCTCAATCTGTTGTTGGTTCTGTACTTGGAACTAACTACTATGTTGATCCTTATATTGGTTCAGGAACAGGCGACGATTCAATGTTCTTAATCAATCCTTCAGCAATCACATTTTATGAAGCCCCTAAGACAACCTTGAGAGTGGAAGCACTTTCAAATGGTCGTTTGCAGGTAGCAGTTTATGGATATTATGCAATTGCAACAAAGCTTGCAGGCGGTATCCGTCGCTGGAACAAGTCCTGATCTAATTAGTTAGATCAATAGCGTTAAGGGGCGCAGGAAGCCTTCGCCCCTTAACTTTTAAGAAAGGTAGTTATGGCAGCCACATTTTGCACCGAAGCAGAGCTTAGGGCGAATCTTTCATTAGGAAGTTTATACACGAGCGCAACCGTTGAGGAAGTCTGTCAGGCTGGACAAAACATAATTACAGATTACCTTTGGAAAAACCAAGCGTATAATTCTGCACACTCACACATTGTTGGTTATGGAACTTTATATTTTGATACACCGCATGACTTCTTTGTGGGGCAAGTAGTAACGGTAAGTGGTAACGGCGCGACTTTTAATGGTTCTAAAACAATTACAGACATAGACACTTTTTCAATAACAATGGCTACTTCTCACTCAACTGTTGAGCCTATTCACCCAACTTCACCTTATGGAATTGTTGCCGCAACAGATTATGTTACATATAGCACAGTGCCTGAAGTTAGACTTGCAACCCTTATGGTTTGTACCGAAATATGGCAGGCAAAACAGGCAGCTAACGGCGGCGCATTAGACCCAAACTTTCAACCTTCGCCATTTAAAATGGGTTCAACTCTTATAGCAAAAGTACGAGGCTTACTTGCGAACCACTTAGCGCCCAATGGACTAATAGGCTAATGACAGTTGCCGTTACAACTCTCAGAGCCTCAATCAAGTCCGCGCTAACGAACGCGGGGGTGTGGGATACATTTAGTTATGTACCAGCCACACCCACCGCTAACAGCGTTGTACTCAGGTATGCAGACCCAATGCTTGAGCCAAGCAACAATCAATATAATGTTGGTGCAAAAGCAAACTTTACAATTACTTGCATAGTACCAATGTTGGATAACCAAGCTTCTTTAATAGCATTAGAGGAAATGGTTTGCGCTGTATTTTTAAAACTTGTGGCGTCAAACATTAAGTTTAATGTTGAAAGCGTATCAGCACCCTCAGTATTGCAGGAAGCTCAAGAAATGATGGTTTCCACAATTAACATAAGCACACTAACAACTTGGAGTTAAAAAATGACACTTACAGACGAGGACATTGCCTTTCTTAAAAAGATCGGACAAGAAGTACCGCAAGACAAGCCAAAACCAACAATCACTAAGAAAGACGAGGAATAACTAATGGCAACATTTTTAAATAACAAAGTTGGGTTCAAGGTTGCGACCGTTGACCTATCTAGTTATGTTCAATCTTTTGTATTAAACCGTGTACTTGATAGCATTGAGATCAGCGCCATGGGGGACACCGCACACAAATATACTACTGGGTTGTCAGCGGATACGATTTCCGTAACCTTCCTAAACAACGACATATCAACAGGTGCAGGTTCTGTTCGCGCAACCCTTCAAGCTGCATTTGGAACAACTGTTGCTTTCACAGCTTGTCAAGACACAGCTTCAGCAATTTCAGCAACCAATCCTTTATATTCAGGTACAATTTTGGTCAACGACTTGACCGATATTAATGCACCTTCTCCAGCTGATATTGCTACAATAGATATTACATTTACCTGCAACAGTAAAACTACTGTTGCGACAACTGGTACTTGGTAATAACTAAGGAGTAGTAAAAATGATTAAACTTAAGATAACCAAGGCTTCAGGTGAGGTTGCAGAATATGAAATCACACCTGCTATTGAGTTTGCATTTGAATCACATTTTAAAAGTGGATTTCATAAGCGATTCCGTGATGAGGAAAAGCAAAGTGATGTTTACTGGTTGGCTTGGGAATCTGAAAGGCGCAACGGCAATTACCCTGCGCCTTTTGGAGAATCCTATTTAGAAACTCTAGCAAAAGTGGAGATTCTTGACGCTGACTCCCCAAATGGATAACGCGGGATTCCTTTCACTACCTTGTTGCTAGGTTAGCAATTACAACAGGACTTCCGCACCAAACTTTTATTGATATGAACAGAGATTTATTAAGGGCAACCTTGGCTGTTCTAAAAGACGACGCAAAGGCTAGGGAAAATGCCAACAGAGGTAAAAGGACTCATAGAGCTTAAGAAAGCTCTTAAGGACTACGCCCCTAACCTTGCTACGCAATTAGACGACCAAATGGGATTAGCCCTTGGTGGTGTAGTTAAAAAAGCACAATCGTATGCACCTGTTACTTCACCTTTGAGTAATTGGAGTTATAGAAAACGGTCTGAAAAAAATGCTGAAGGCAAAAGAAAGTTTCCTTTATATAATTCTGCAAAAGTAATTAAAGGTATTCAATACAGCGGAACTCCACGCAGAGCCAATAAAAATGGCTTTAAAGCAGTTTATTACATAATTAATAAATCAGCTGAAGGTGCAATTTACGAAACAGCTGGTAGAAAAAATCCTAATGGTCAACCTTGGGTTGGACGCAAAGGTGACCCAAACGATCACGGCGTCAGTCACTCAAATAATCCAAATGCGGGTAAACAATTTATTCAATCAATGGGTGCTATCTATCAAGGCAACATTGAAAGTTCTACAAAAAAAGGTCGTTACATGAAAGGTCGTTTGATCTTTAGGGCTTGGGCTGAGGACGGTGGCAAAGCAAACGCAGCTGCTTTAACTGCTATTTACAATGTAAATGAGCAATTTAAAAGAAAGCAGTATTTTAGAAAGGTCACTAAATGAGTATTGTAATTGATATTGCCGCGCAATTTACTGGCAAAAGGGCTTTTGCTCAAGCTGAAAATGCAGCTGACAAATTGGGCAGAACGGTAAAACATGCACTCATTGGAGTAGGGGTAACGGCGTTTGCTAAGTCTGCAATATCGGCTTTTGCTGCTCAAGAAAAACAACTTACTCTTTTTAAGAACTCATTAAGAACAATTGGGTTTGAATTTGCAACTAACGATTCATTAGCATTTTTAAACAGTCTTAAACTTCAATATGGAGTTACAGATAGTCAATTAATTCCAGCATACGAACAACTTTTAACAACTACTCGCAGCCTTGCAGCTTCTCAAAATCTTACAAATGTGGCAATGGACATTGCAGCGCGCCAAGGTATTAGTGTAATTGAAGCGGCTGACGCATTAAGTAAAGCTTATCTAGGCAACACAAAAAGTGTTGGTGCATTAGGTTTAGGCATAAGCAAAGCCACATTAGCTTCAGGCGATTTTGCTCAAATATTGAAAGAAATTACCAATGTAACAAAAGGTGCTGCTTCTGCCGCTGCCGATACTTTTGCAGGCAAACTTGCTAGGGTAAAGGTAGCAGCCGATACAGCTAAAGAAAGCATTGGTGCAGGTCTAGTTGAAGCATTAATGCAAATAACTAAATCAACAGATATAGAAGCATTGCAAGGAAAGATTATTAATTTTGGCAATTCTGCCGCTGAAACTTTAGGCAATATAGGCAAAATTATTTCAGATAATATAGTTTTAATTAAGGCTTTTGGTGCATTAATGATTGCTGCTTTTGCAATAAATAAAATTGCTGCATTTATTATAGCTTTAGAAAAAGTTATCAAAACTGTAACAATGTTGAGAAACGCTGCTCTTGCAACAGCCGCAGCGGAAATGTTTATGCTCAATCCACTTGCTGGGGCAGTCATGACAGCTGGCATGTTTGCCGCCATTGGTTTACTAATTAAAGGTGTTGACGCTTTAAGCGATTCAACAACAAGAGCAACAGAAAATCTAGCTAATTTATTTGGTGCAAGCAAAGCATTAGGTGTAGGTGGAGATCAGGGTGGGGCTGCTAAATACGCTGAGGGCGCGGCTGCTAGAGCCGCTAAAGACGCTAAAGATGCTGCCGCTGCTCAATTAAAAGCAACTAAAGCCCAAACCAAGTCAATTCAAGATCAGAACAAACTTAAAAAGGCTAACGCTTTATTTGATCTTGACCAAATACAAATTATGGCTGCACTTCAAAATCAATTAAATGATGATGAAAAATTAAGATTACAATTAAAACTTGCTTTAATTCAAGGTAACGCTACCGAGGCAGAGCGTTTATCAGCTCAACTTGCAATTTCTCAACTCAAAACAACTAATCTTGCTCTTGCAATTGCCAATCTACCTCCTGCGTTAAATCCATTTAGAGATTATCCACAGGAAGTTCAAAACGCAATTGATGAAATTAACGGAATCCAAACCGCGCTTGATAAATTAAAAGCACCTAAGTTAACAGTCATAGTAGATACCGTTTATACCAGCACTAATCTAGCCAATCCAATTGGAAGCCCTGTTGGTGGTGGAATAGGTGCAACAGGTGGAATTACTGAACTATTAGGCGCAGGTGGAGATCAAGGCGCAGCCGCGAGAGCAGTAGAACAGGCTAGAAATCAAATGACTAATCTAGAACAATCATTGGGACGCGGTGGCGATCAAGGTGGTGCTGCTCGCACAAATGTAACCGTAAATGTGGCTGGAAATGTGATTAGCAATAAAGACTTAGCTGACACAATTCGCATGCAATTAGTTGACTCCTCAGCTTCAGGTTCTTTCTCAAGTATTGGGCGAGTAAGAGATTACAACTAATGCCTCTGCCAGTAACCCTTAAAGTAACTTTAGATTTCAGTTCAGGCGCAACATTTGGTTATCCTATGGTGCTTGATACTGGTATTTTAGATCAAGATATTTTGGGAGTTGCTGGAACTTCAACATTAATTGCAGACTTAACAAGTGTAACTAGACAAATAAACATTACTCGCGGTCGTAGTATTGGACGCGATACTTACGAGGCTGGTACGGCAATTGTCACCGTGTATGACAACTCAGGAAACTTTAACCCTCAAAATACAGCGAGTCCCTATTATCCTTATGTAACACCATTAAGAAAAATTAGGGTTTCGGCAACTTATGGCGGCACAGAGTATTTTCTTTATAGTGGTTACGTACAAAATTATGCTTATAGATACGACCAAGCTGAAAATGTTGGATATACAGACATTTATTGCAGCGACGCTTTCAGATTATTTAATTTAGCAGTTATTAACACAATTACAGGCTCAGCAGCTGGTCAAGATATTGGAACTCGTATCAGCAAGATTTTGGACACCGTGGAGTTTCCCGCTGGCATGAGATTGATAGACATTGGTAATTCAACTGCTCAAGCCGATACTGGTACAACACGAACTTCTTTAGCAGCAATTCAAGCGGCAGAGTTTTCAGAACAAGGGGCAGTGTATATCAATTCCGAAGGTAATGTTGTGTTTAAAAATAGAACCAGCACAATTGCGGCTTCAGGAAACACGCCAATTTCTTTTAATCAAACAGGTGGGATTCCTTACAAAAACATTAAACTTGCTTTTGATGATAAGTTAATTTTAAATGTTGGTAAGTTTAAACGGGTCGGTGGTGTTGAACAGGTTTACACAGACACCGCAAGTGTGTCAACATATTTTCCTCATACTCTTACAGCTGAAAACCTTATTCTTGAAACAGACGCTGAGGTGTTAAATGCGGCTGCTTTATTTATAGCTTCAAGAGCCTCAACCACAATACGCATTGATGAAATGGTTATTGACATGTTGGATACAAATGTGCCGACTGCGACCATTTTAGACATTGATTATTTTACAAATGCCTTAATTAGCAATATTCAACCCGACGGCTCAACTATTACCAAAAATCTATCAATCCAAGGGGTCAGGTGGGATATAACCCCTAACTCTATGTTGGCAACATTTTTAACTACCGAACCTTTATCCGACGGATTTATTTTGGATAATGCAACCTATGGCGTGTTAAATGACGATATACTTAGCTACTAAACAAGGAGAATAATGGCAAAACAGACCTTTACAACAGGGCAGGTATTGACAGCCGCCCAAATGACTTCACTACAACAAACCGCGATGGGTGGTGGATCTGCTACTGCTAAAACGGCAAGTTATGTATTAGTAGCGGCAGATGCTGGCACTTCAGTGTTAATGAACAGCGCAAGTTCTACAACCATCACAGTAAATACAGCATTATTTGCAGCTGGAGATACAGTTTATATACAAAATCTGGGCGCAGGTGTCAGTACAATTACAGCTGGCACAGCCACAGTTAATACATCTGCATCATTAGCATTAGCACAATATGAAGGTGGTCAATTATATTTTAACAGCACATCTGATGCTATTTTTATTAAAGGTGCTGGAGCGGCAGCCGCAAGTGGTGGTATGACTTTATTATCTACAACTACATTGACTGGCGCATCAGTTACTTTGTCATCAATAAGTCAATCCTATAAACAACTTTATTTAGTTTTTAAAAATTATTTGCCAGCAACATCTGGTTCTTATTTAACTTTGAACATAAATTCTGATACTGGTACAAGATATTATGCTGGTGACGTATATGGACAGGGCGCAGGAACTTATACATTTAATAGAACATTTTTTTATATGACTTCTGGCGCACACAATACAGTTACTCAAATGACTGGTTTTGCAACATTTTATGATTATACAAATACAACAACTTGGAAAATGGCTACTGTTTCAACATTTAACAACGATGCCACAACCTCAACAAGTTTGAGACAAAACTTAATGACTGAAGTATTCAATCAAACTGGGGCAATTACTTCACTCACTTTACAACCAAGTTCAGGAAACTTTACATCTGGCACAATTCTATTATACGGAGTAAACTAATGACAAAATCAATTCCACAAGTTAAAATTGTTAATTGCGAAACTGGACAAGAAATTGTTAGAGATGCGACTGCTCAGGAAATAGCACAAATGGACGCAATTGCTGCTAATGCCCAAGAAGCACAAGCTGAAGCCGAAGCAAAGGCAACTGCTAAGGCAACTCTACTAACTAGACTTGGCATTACAGCCGAGGAAGCCGCTTTACTTCTTTCATAATGAAACCGTGGTTATCAAAGGCTGCGGCACAATTTAGAAATCAAGTTGATGACTGCTACCCCGACAGGAATCGTAAAAGTGATGGGTGGATTGCTTCTATGGCACATGTGTCTAGAGCGCCCAAGTCCGACCATAACCCTGACGAGAAAACAGGTTGCGTCCGTGGAATTGATATTTCTATTGGGCTATCTGACGACCAACGGCTTCCAGCGTATTTGGCAGATCAAATTAGATTGTTCGGGAAAAATCACGGGCGTATCTCTTATGTAATTTTTGAGGAAAAGATTGCCTCACCTCTACTTGGTTGGAAGTGGCGCAAGTACAAAGGCATTAACAAGCATAATCACCACATACATTGTTCATTTCGTGCAGACCAAGATCATAATTCAGAGTTTTTTAACATACCACTACTAGGGGGTAACCAATGAAACTATCAGACAAACATATTGCGGCAATTAAGTCTTACGCGAGAGCTGTAATTGCAAGCGGCATTACAGTCATTTTGGCTATTGCAGCTGATATGCGACCTGAGTACGCAATTCTTTTGGGCAGCGTCCTTGCCCCTGTAATTAAGGCAATTGACCCAACTGAAAAACAATACGGTTTAGGCAGTAAAAAGTAATGACAGCCCTTGAGTGGGCTGGCTTTGCAGCTGGGATTACTACCACATTAATAGGTTTGCTGGCTGGCTTACGCTGGTTAGTAAAAGGTTGGTTAAATGAACTTCGCCCCAATGGTGGCTCAAGCATGAAAGATCAACTTACTTCATTACAAAAAGAAACGACACGATTGTCTGATCGCATAGATGAACTCTTTATTGTCATTAGTAGGAAGTAAACTTAAGACATGGCTAACACTCGTAAGCGCAAGAAGATTAACCGTCGGGTTGTTCGCAGGTCGCCCGAACCTTTATCTAAGCTTGATGTTTTTATGATTACAAAGCATGAGATTTACAAAGCTGCTAAGAAGGCTGGATTCAGCAATGAAGTAGCTTGGTTCTTTATGCAAGAACCTCATGCGTTGCCCGATTGGGTTAGCAACGACAGCCCCGACGCTTTGATTCCAAGGGTTGACCCAACAGAGGAAGAAGAAGAATAATTAAGCGTGTCGCGTTCACACCCGACCTTCAAGCCCCATTTGTAAATGAGGCGGCAGTAAAAGTATTTGGAAAGTTCTTACGGAAATGGCAACCTCACCAAAATATCTGTATTGGTGATGAGATTGATTTACCTTACCTTGGTAGTTTTTCAAGAGGTAGCATTGATGAGTTTAAAGGCAACATTGATGATGATAGAAAATACACTCAGGACATTCTTGAGTATCTTGGGGTTACAGATGTACTAGGAAGTAACCATGGAATCAGACTTTATAGATCAATTAAAAAACAACTTCCCTCATTGCTCAATCTGCCTGAGTTGCGCTACGAACGATTCATGCAATACGACAAGCTTGGTATTAAGTTTCACCCATACGGACTTAACTGGGCGCATGGTTGGACGGCAATTCATGGCGACTCAGTACCACTCAGTAACTTAGCGGGTCAATCGGCGCTTGGGGCAGCAAAACGCATGGGCGTTTCAGTTATGATGGGGCATACGCACAGGCTTGGTTTGTCATGCCACACAGAAGCCTTTAATGGGCGCGTAGGGCGTGTTTTATATGGGTGTGAGGTAGGGAATATGGTTGATCTTTCAAGTAGCGGTATGAGGTACACCAAGGGCTATGCCAACTGGCAGACAGGATTCGCAGTTGCCTATGTTCAAGGTAGAAAAGTCCAAATAATTCCTGTGCCTGTTGCCCAAGACGGCAGCTTTATATTTGAAGGTAAGTTGTATGAGTAGAGAAACAGATTATGTGCCTAGAACCATTGATGAGCAGATAGACGCCTTTGACTCTCTAGGTTTACTTTAGGCTTCGTTACCAAATCGTTATCAAACACGCCATGTTGGGCTTTGTGTTTTACAGCTGTATCCCCGACACTTTTCCTATCCAAGTAAACGGCTTGGTGTAACGGAAAGGCTTTAAATGAAAATAAAACATGCTAACGCTTTAGCCAATGTTAAATTAAACCCATTGGACTTTGAGAGATTGACTGAAAGTCAAATGCAGTTTAAGGGACACAATTGGGAAATCCAAGATCATAGATTTGACCAAGAAATGAATTACAATCATGAGTACATTTTTTGGGTAGAAAACTATGCTTCTCTGATACTTGCTACACATTTCCTAGATCAAGTTAAACACAGTTATTCAATTGCTTATGACGAAGCAGTTGAAATGTATTGTTTTACAACCGACTACGCAAGCTCTTGGAATATCTAATGAGAGACGCTGGATTGCTTTGGTGTGCAATTATGACAGGTGTAATTTTTGTATGGTACATAATTTCACTAATAAGAGATAATGCTTTTCAGAACGGTTATTGGAAAGGTCGCGCAGCTGGTTGGGATTCTCACCGCAGGATTACCAATATAGCCAAAAAATCAGATGAGGTATTTGATTATGAAAAACACTAACGATCTATTAGATGAAGTGAAGGGAACACTACATGAAAGAGGGCGCATTTACGGAAGCAGTCGCACAAATCATGAACGAATCTCAGAGCTGTGGAGTGCTTATTTGGGAGATTACATTTCGCCTATGCAAGCCTCAATGTGCATGTTACTCGTCAAAGTCAGCCGACTTACCGAAACCCCCACACATTTTGATAGCGTCAAGGACATTATCGGTTACGCGTCAATTTACAACAGCCTCTTAGATGAATATGAAAATGATTTTGGGGGTGAAGTAAATGGCATTTGATCTAAGTAAATACATGACGGCTGAAGAAAGAATTGAACTTTTTGCAAAAGACAATCCTGACTTCAGATACGAGGTAAACCATGAGTTCTACAAAGATTCTAATGGTGATACTTGGGTTGTTGTCAAAGCAATCCTTTGGCGAACCGAGGTTGACCCGAACTCTTGGGTTATGGGTTTAGCAGCTGAAAACATGAAAACTCAGTTTGCAATTGAAAAGGCAGAAACAAGTGCCTATGCAAGAGCTATAACGAACACAGGTAAACCTCAGTTCTCTACAACTAGAGAGGGTGAAAAAGCACCAAGGGCTAACCGTAATGAAATGGAAAGAGTTAACAATGTTACCGAGTTCAAACCTAAATATGGAACAGTTGGGTCTAAATCGGCTGCGATGGAAGCTGCGCTTAATTTGGTGGAACAACGATCTCAAGATTCTAATGAAAGCACTAAAACTGCTTCTTGGTCTATTGGTGAAGTTATTCCTCAAATTGGTGAAGTGGTGGATTTTCATTTCACTTGCAGTCATGGTGATATGGTAAAAAAACAAGGTGTGGCGGCTAAAACAGGTCGTCCATATTTCGGGTTTGTTTGCCCTGCACCTAAAGCTGAAGCATGTGAAGCTAAATGGGCTTCAGTAGCCGCTAATGGCTCTTGGTTCTTTGATGATAAGGAATAACATGGGTGATTTAGAGATGATTGACCCAAGCGGTTTACGAGCTACATTTACTGATAAAGGAATTGCATTAGATGTAGTTCCCTTATCCGAGTGTTGTGAAATGTGTAATGACCCTCGAATGATGACTATTGACGGTGTAAAAAAATGCGTTAGATGTGAGTGTGTTAATCATATTGATTTTGGACATAATGCCTAGATATGATTTTCTTTGTGAGTTCTGTTTGACGCAGGCAGAACTTA